GAACCCAGACTACCCCAAGGTACAGCTAGAGGATTTAATCTGATGCAATACTTCATTCCCCTGTTGACAATTCTCTTCATTGGACTAAAACTTACTGCCCTCATTACGTGGCCTTGGTATGTTGTACTGAGTCCCTTGTATATCGGGTTCGTGATCTGGCTACTTCTCCTCCTCATCTTCGCAGTCCTAATGGGTAAATGATATGAAAGTACTTGGATGGACACTTGTAGACTGGCAACTCTACCCTAGCTTTTCCCTTTCTGCACAGAGCCACCCCAGTGAGGATTACGATTGGACTGATCGTTATGTCTTTATCGGACCCCTTCAAACACTATGGCGTAAACCATGAACGTACAAGACCTGATCAATAAGCTAGAGAAGATCAGGGACAAGGAGAAGCCAGTGGTCCTATCTGCATGGTCCATTGGCGACCCCTTCCGTACCCACAAAGAACTAGAGACGAATATGCTGGTAGACCAGCCACACAAACTTAACATCCTATCGGAGTAATAATGAATAACTATTTACCTACTGACTATCAGGCCTTCATTCACACATCGAGATACGCACGGTGGCTTGATGAAGATAACCGTCGAGAGACTTGGACTGAGACTGTTGACCGCTACATGGAGAATGTGGTTACAGGTGTTCTAACAAAATCGACAGGCGGAACCCTCACTGAGGCACAGGCGGCTATCTACCATGCTATTGAGCAAGCCCTCCTTAGCCTTCGTATCATGCCCTCAATGAGAGCCTTGATGACTGCTGGTCCTGCTATGGAGCGTGATAACACCTCTGGCTACAACTGTGCCTATATGGCAGTAGATGATCCTAAGTCCTTTGACGAAGCTATGTTCATCCTGTTGTGCGGTACAGGCGTTGGCTTCTCTGTTGAACGACAATACGTAGGCAAGTTGCCTGATGTTCCTGAGACACTGTTCCCGTCTGATGATGTGATCGTTGTGCATGACAGCAAGGAAGGCTGGGCTAAGTCTCTGCGTAAGGTCATTGCCATGCTGTATGCGGGGGAGATTCCTAAGTGGGATGTCTCTAAGGTACGTCCTGCTGGTGCAAAGCTCAAGACTTTTGGTGGTCGAGCCTCTGGTCCTGCCCCTCTGGTCGAACTGTTCAACTTCACCATCAACACCTTCAAGGGTGCAGCAGGTCGTAAGCTATCCTCTATTGAGTGCCATGACTTGTTGTGTAAGATTGGTGAGGTAGTGGTTGTTGGTGGTGTACGCCGCTCTGCTATGATCTCTCTGTCCAACCTGAGTGATGACCGTATGCGTCACGCTAAGTCTGGTCAGTGGTGGGAGAAGAATGGTCAACGTGCCTTGGCTAATAACTCTGTGGCATACACTGAGAAGCCCGACATGGAAACCTTCATGCGTGAGTGGTTGTCGTTGGTTGAGAGTAAGAGTGGAGAGCGTGGTATCTTCTCCCGTCCTGCCTCTAAGAAGCAAGCAGCAAAGAATGGGAGACGTGATGCGAACTATGATTTTGGTACTAACCCGTGCAGTGAGATCATTCTTCGACCTCAGCAATTCTGCAACCTCACAGAAGTCGTTGTCCGAGCAACGGATACACTTGCGGACTTGGAAGAGAAAGTAAGACTAGCTACCATCCTTGGTACTATTCAATCCACCTTCACTAACTTCCCATACTTGCGTAAGGTATGGCAGAAGAACACCGAGGAAGAGCGGCTGCTTGGCGTATCCCTCACTGGTATCATGGATCATGAAGCCTTGTCTGGTGAGATGGATAAGGATGCTGGTCTTGCCTATTTGTTCTCTGGGGACGAAGACATGAACCTAGATCAAGCCTTGGAGCGTTTGAAAAATGTTGCAGTTACTACTAATGCTGAGTGGGCTGAACGTCTTGGCATCCCTACTTCTGCTGCTATTACCTGTGTCAAACCTTCTGGCACGGTTTCACAGCTTGTCGATTCCGCTAGTGGGATTCATGCTCGTCACTCAGCCTATTATATTCGCACTGTGCGTGGAGATAACAAAGACCCTCTGACCCAGTTCATGAAGGATCAAGGTATCCCAAGTGAACCTGATGTGATGAAGCCTGATGCTACTACTGTGTTCTCCTTCCCACAGAAGTCTCCTGAGGGTGCTATCACTCGCAACGATATGTCTGCCATTCAGCAGCTTAAGTTGTGGATGATCTATCAAAGGCACTGGTGTGAACACAAACCTTCTGTTACTATTACAGTCAAGGACGATGAGTGGTTGGAGGTTGGTGCTTGGGTCTACAAGAACTTCGATGAAGTCTCTGGTGTATCCTTCCTGCCACACTCTGACCATACGTATCAGCAAGCACCATACCAAGAGTGTTCTGAACGTGAGTACCTTGATGCACTTGCTCTGATGCCTGATCGTATTGATTGGTCTAAGCTGAGTGAGTACGAGACTGAGGATACTTCCAAGGGTACAAGTACATTTGCTTGCTCTGGCGGTTCATGCGAGATCGTTGACCTAGTATAAGGAAAGAAGATGTTCTACATCCTAACCAAAGAGAACTGTGAGTGGTGCGACAAAGCCAAGTTCCTCCTAGAAAAGAAGGGTGTCCCTTACGGGGCATTCAACTACCGTACCCACCCACTCTTCCCATTCCTGATGAAGTCTGCTGGTCTAAGTACAGTGCCACAGATTTGGATGGAGACACCCAGTGGAAAGACTCATATCGGTGGTTACTCAGAGCTTGAAACATACTTCCATCATCAAGAGAATGAAATGCAATGATTGAATCCCCCAAGTCTAAGCGGGCAACCAGATACAAAGGTGCAGAAGTAGAGGCAGTTAAGAAGACTGTCCCTCTGAAGGCACTGAACGACAAACAGAAAGAGTACATCAAGGCTCTAACTGCTTTCGATCAGGTCATTGTATGTGGGTTCTCTGGTACGGGTAAGACATACATTGCGGCTACCTATGCAGCCAATCTGTTTGCCAATAAAGAGATTGGTAAGATTGTTCTCACCCGTCCTAACATCGCTGTTGGAAAAGAGTTAGGCTTCTTCCCCGGAACTCAAGAAGAGAAGTTCGCACCGTGGGCTGCACCAGTGCTTGATGTTCTTAATGAACAGTTGGGTAAGGGTACAGTAGAGACAGGCATCAAGAATGGAAACATTGAGATGGCTCCCCTGTCTACTATGCGTGGTCGTTCCTTTAAGGACTCGTTCATCATCCTCGACGAAGCACAGAACACCACCATTGCGGAGATCAAGATGTTCTTGACACGTATCGGAAAAGAGTGTAAAGTTGTAATCAATGGTGATATTAAGCAGTCTGATATTTCTATGCAGTCTGGTCTATCTAAGATCATGCACCTAGCAAAGAAACATAACCTGCCTGTACCTATCATTGAGTTCGGAGTGGATGACATTGTACGTAGTGACATCTGTAAACAGTGGATCATTGCCTTTGAGGGAGAAGGTCTATGAGTGACTTGGTTAATAACCCACAACACTATGCGGGTCAGGGTAACATTGAATGTATCGTTTACATTGCAGATGTTCTTTCAGAAGAAGAAATGATTGGGTATCTTCGAGGTAACATCATCAAGTACAATCACCGATGGCGACAGAAGGGTGGGGTACAGGACTTGAAGAAAGCTCAGTGGTATCAGAACTATCTAGTCACATATATGGAGTCGTTTTAATGAACGCATTTGAACAAGGATACCAAGACTTTGGAAAAGGGCAAACAACCAACCCGTACAACATTAACACCCCGAAGTATAGAGATTGGGAATTTGGGTTTAACAAAGCCTTCTTCCGAAACGCAGAACGGGTTAGAGAAAACGAAGCTCGAAGAGGAAGCCAAGCAGTTCAAAGCTAAGAAGCGATACAACGGACCGCCCAAGCCTATGACATCCCGTATCTACCTCGTGGGGATGGCTATGAATGCCTTACTATCTAGATCACATGGTCCAGTTAGGAAGGAAGAGATCAAGAGAGAAGCCGAAGAATGGGCCGATTATATGCTTGAAGACTAAACTTAAAGGGGGCCTCGCGGCCCCCTCTCTTTATGTTATCTAGACTTTGCTGTCTTAGCTGCGATACGGGCTGGCTGCTTGACGAACTGCTTACCTGCCTTAGTACCCTCTCTCTTAGCCTTAGTGGTGGCGGCATACTCAGCAGAGGTAAGGGACTTTATGGCTTTCTTGGGGAGGTATCTCTCACCAGTAGCCTTAGGTCCAAGGGTAGACTTCTTACCACTCTTGGTTCCCCAATCCTCTTTAGTCCACTTCGTCATAGACTTCTGAGCAGAGGTCTTCTCCCCTGTGTAGTCGCCACCCTTATCCTTGTAGATTTTACCAGCAAGTTGCATAGCACGGGCAGAATGTTTCCCACCCATCTTAGCCTTGGCTTCTGCCTTAGACTTTTCCCATAGCTTCTCGTTAGTACGACCCATGTTACTTCTTCTTCTTCATTGCACCAGCTTGGCTCAGTGCGATAGCGATTGCTTGCTTAGGGTTCTTAACCAGCATGGCCTTCTTCGGACCCTTGGGATCAA